TGTTAGCGGTAATATCACAGCTAATATCTTTAATGGCACCGCCACAGCTGCTCGATATGCCGACCTAGCAGAAAAATATCTTGCTGATCAAGAATACGAAGTTGGCACGGTGGTGATGATTGGCGGCGAGAAAGAAGTCACTGCTGCAGACGTCAACACTCGTGCTGTTGGAGTGGTATCCGCTAACCCAGCTTATATGATGAACAGTGAATTACAAGGCGGCACGTATGTTGCTCTAAAAGGTCGTGTACCATGCAAGGTGTATGGTTCAGTTAGAAAAGGTGATCGTTTGGTAGCCGGCCCCAGAGGTGCAGCCATTGCAGCACATGGTAATTATGCCAATGTGTTTGCAGTAGCACTAGAGTCAACTGGTTCAGACAATATTACAGTAATAGAAGCATTGGTGTTATAATGACTTTAGGAACCAACGTCTTTGCTGCACAATATGTAGCTATACAAAACAAAGCAGAAACAATGATAGGCACAGGTTCTGGCACACTAGGCTATGGTCAAACTGTGCAAAGTTCCGATGTGTTTATTGGCAACACGATCACCAAAGCACAATGGGATCTAATCAAATTTGATATTATTAATATCAAATTCCATCAGGATGGAACAATCCCACCAGTAGTAAATGTGAATTTCGGCGATCCTATCGGGTTTGGACCTAGTTCACCAAATACCAATTATGATATACTATTGAATGATGCTAGTGCAAAACGATTTCTCATAGCAGGAAGCCAATCTATAGTCGCAGCCAAAGCCAGCCAAACATATAGCACACCGTGGTCTACTCAGGCGCAGGCAACACTAACAGTGACATTTGGTGATGCTAATCAAGGCAGATATTTTTTCAACAGCGGCGGGAAAATAAGAGTTACTTCGTCTCTAGTAGGGGCAGCGGTATCACCACAGATCACTGCTTGGGTCAACTTTTTAAACTCAGTTGGCACGCAGGGATTTGGTGCCGACACCGACCCTGCAGTTAATTACTATACAATGACAAATTCTTATCAGACCTATTATCAAAATTTCTTGAGCAGTTCTTATTCTGCCAACAGTTACAAACTTGAAGCCAGAACCAATGTATCAAACAATTCTACTGGAACAGCCACACAGTTAGAAATACGTGTGACACTTTTAGATAGTTATATTGATCCGGATACAGCTAATCCCGGCCCGCCGACCTTTGCGCCAGATGACGTTGTTAATGGTACATTAACCATAGCTGTATCTGAACTCAAAGCATCTGGACAATTACAACCTTCCGGCACTTTTTCTATAACCAGCCCTTCGTATTCACTTTCTAGCATAACAGCTAGTTAAGGACTTAAATAATCTCATGCCAGCAGTTAACAGTAAAATTTTAAAAACAGATTATAACGCAATTAGAGATAAAGTAATTGGGGTCTTAGGATTTGGCTCAGGTAATTTTGGTTACGGTCAGCAGGCACGGATTCAATCAACAGCGGTTGCAGACGATAGTAAAGTTACCATTAACGAATGGGCCAATCTTAGATATGATATTATCAACGCCTACAAGCATCAAAACGGATCAAATCCAACTACAGCTGTGGTTGCCGAAGGCGGTTCAATAAGATATACTTCAAGTTTTACACCAGATACCGGTACACTTGATGTACCTCAACTCCAATATGATACCTGGGCCGATAATTTAATCACTAATAGGTTCGCTGTTGCAGCTGGCGAGTCCGCCACTACGGGAGTTGTGTCATCAAGTAAAACAACTTCGTGGGTGTCTCAATGTGTGTGTACTATACAGGTCTATTGGTCAAATTCCAACGATGCAAGATATTGGTGGAACAGTGGCGGCAAAATCCGAATCAGCGCATCTAGATCCGGCGGCACCGCAAGTAATCAAAATACATCGTGGACTAGTTTATTGAGTTCAGCAGGAACACAGAGTTTTGGTGGTGCGCTACCTAATACGGGAACCTCACCCAACGATGGCACAAATTGGTATAGAACTACTAGTACATTTCAAACCTACTACACAGCCACTGCATCTAGTCCGTATGGATCTAACACTTATCAATTGCAGGCTAGATGTGTTGATCAACCCAGTAACAGTGGAGGCTCTGCAAGCCAATTAGAGATTCGGGTGCTATTCACAGACCCATATGTTGATCCGGGCATCGCTCCTATCGCTTTTCCAGGTCTTACTCAAACAGCCACTGCTGGTATGTTTCCTCCAGGCGATTTAGTGGATGGTACGCTGACTGTGAATGTTTCTTCACTGTATGCCACAGGTATTATGGTGCCTGCAAGCTCAACCTTTACAGTGACACAGCCAATTATTGCCATCGGCGCAGTAACCGGTAGTTAATTAATTTCCTCCAGGTGCTAGTTCATCTATAAATAAACTACGCAGTTTATTAAGGAGAACTCATGGACCAACAGCTTAAACAAGCTCTGGATTTCGCCAACTACCAACAGACTTTTTCTATTCAAAAGAAAGTTCTCAAAGAACGCATGTCGGCTAAACTAACCTATGGATTCAATGGCGGCCTATTTCGCATTGATAGAAATCTCCTGATTTTTGTAGACATGTTGTGTGCCAAAGACAGAACATCTGGAGTAGTTCTGTTAGACGCCAATGAAAATCCTGTGCTGGTAGACGACCTCGAAGAATTTCGTGATGAGATTTTCCGCAGATATTTTGAAGTCACTAATGAATATTTTGAACAACATCAAAAGATTAAAAAAAGTAGATCTGTGGAAAAACTAATATCGCAATGACACAGGGAATACTACTTTTCGCACACAATAATCGCACAGTCGATTATGCATTAATGGCGGTGATAGCCGGTGGGCTGGCTAAGAAAAATTTGCAGGTTCCAGTTTCGTTGATCACTGATGCATCTACTATTGCATGGATGAAGGAATCTAATATTTTTAATCAGGCCGAGACCGTGTTTGATCACATCATCACAGTCGATAGACCCACCACTGATAATCAAAGACGTCTACATGACGGCCAAACTGGGCAGATGATTCCGTTTATAAACACTAATAGAAGCACAGCATACGATCTTACCCCCTACGATAGAACACTGTTGATAGACAGTGATTTTTTTATCTTGTCAAACAGTCTTGGAGAATATTGGGATGTCGATGCAGATGTTATGCTAGGACATTCTATTAACGATATCTATAATGATGCTCGGGTGGGATACTTAGACAAGCACGTGGGTGATACAGGTGTTAAAATGTATTGGGCTACTACTGTGATGTTCTCTAAGAATGCAAATGCTAAATTGTTCTTTGACACAGTAAATTACGTCAAAGAAAATTACTCTCAATTTGCTGATGTGTTTAGATTTGATTCTCGTCAATTTAGAAATGATATTGCCTTTAGTGTGGCTAAACATATATTAGACGGATATCAGCAGGATGACACAGTATCATTGCCTCCGGTATTATCGGCCCTGGACAAGGATATTCTGCATGATGTTAATGATAATACGTTAACGTTTCTTATAGATCATAAATTCACCAACTCATATTGTGCTGCTGCTATATCTAATGTAGACATACATATCATGAATAAGCAAAGTGTGATTAGAAACAAACAGGCATTATTGGAGTTGATATGAACTTTGGATATCTTCTGATCGTTGCAGAACATGAATCTGTCGATTACCTACAACTGGCCTACGGCTTGGCACTGAGCATAAAAAACACACAGCGAGAAGGTTATGATCGGGTAGCGATCGTGATAGATGATAAAACAAAAATAGAAAAACTTACCAGCCCGTGGGTATTTGATCATGTGATAGAATGGAGTCAAGAAACATATTGGGATGGTCGATCTTGGATGGATCAACTTACTCCGTTTGATCACACAGTGTGCTTAGATGCTGATATGATATTTTTACAAGATCACAGCCATTGGATTGATTACTTCGTTGATAACAGTGAATTGTATGTTGCTAATCGAGTGTTTACTTACAGAGGAGATACTGTTAGCAATCGCACTTACAGAAAAGCCTTTGATAAAAATAATCTTCCAGATTTATATTCTATGTGGACTTTTTTTAGCAAGAACTCTCAAATGGCTAGAGAATTTTTTGATCTAGGCAGGAGCATAATTAAAAATCCCATAGAATTTTCAAACATGTTCTTGAATAATTTCAAACCAAAAGTCTTAGGTACTGATGAAGCATTTGCATTGTCTGCAGATATACTAGGTATCTCAGACGACATAGCGTATGAATTAGAATTTCCTAGAATAGTACATATGAAACCCATGTTACAGAATTGGCCATGGCCTGCAGATACATGGAGTGACCATGTGGGATTTTATCTCAACAAAAAAGGTCAACTAAAAATAGGAAATTATCAACAGTACGACATAGTTCACTATGTAGAAAAAGATAAAATAAACAAGGAAATGATAAACAATCTAGAGGAAATCGCATGGAAACCGTAGAAGATTTTGACAAGTGGTTAGCTGAATACAAACCAACACCAGTGAAATACGTAGCCGTGTATGATCAGCTGACAGGGGCTGTAACAAGCGTAGGTCCCGATTATGCTTTTCCGGATGAAGAATATGTGATTGAAATAGACAGTGAAACAGCATTGTCGATCATCACAGCAGAAATACAAATACATCATTGCCAGATAGACATCCATTCAGGCGAGATGGAAATAGCTGAAACAAAAACTTTGAATAAGTTAGATGATGTGCTACACCGAATTCCACTAATACAATACGCTGACATCGTTAAACCGGATGTGTATCTCACATATATGGCCAAAAGCCAAACATTAAAAATACAGTTATCAACTGAGTTTGGCGGAAACAAGAAATACAAAGAAGCAAATAAACAAAGAAAGTTTGTTTGGGATGGCAGCACAGTCATGGATTTTTTAATCACTGAATACAATGACCCTAATTTGATCTACAAGATGTTTTCTGTTAAAATAAATGATCTGGTAGGTAAAACAGTCACAGTTAAAAACATATCCTATGACAACTTTAGTGTTTACACTAGACGATTATTTAAAAATTATGTGATTGAGCTAAAATGAAAATTGTTGAATTTGATATTGTGTTTTTAAGTTATGACGAACCTAATGCAGATCTGCACTATGCTGATCTCTGTGCCAAGGCGCCTTGGGCCAAACGTGTACACGGAGTCAAAGGCAGCGACCACGCACACAAAGCCGCAGCCAATCTTTCAGAAACGGAATGGTTTATAACTGTAGATGCTGATAACATAGTAGATCCTAGCTTCTTTAATTTAGATCTTGACATGACTGATCCTAACATAGAAGTTTATGGATGGTGCGGACGAAATAAAATCAACGGGCTACGTTACGGCAATGGTGGAATAAAGATCTGGAAGAAAGATTTTGTTCTCAACATGAAGACGCACGAAAATTCAGAAAGTGATCGAGGCCAAGTAGATTTCTGTTGGGAAGATGGATATCGTAATTTTCCAAGAGTCTACAGTGAAAGCATTATTACAGGATCACCGTTTCAAGCATGGCGAGCAGGATTTCGTGAAGGTGTTAAGATGACACTGCTTGACGGTGTGCGTGTGCCGCCACAGGAGATTAAAGAACGTATTTGGTGGCACAATATACATCGTCTTCGAATGTGGTCAACAGTTGGGGCCCATGAAGAACATGGGTTATATGCAGTGTACGGTGCAAGATTAGGCACATGGATGACCAACTGCACCAATTGGAATTACGTTGATGTTAGAGATTTTGAGATCCTTAAAAACATATATCAAGAAAATGTTTTGCACGGCAGTTTAGAAGCAGATATAAAAGACCTAGGAGCTAAATTAAAAACTCATCTAGGCCTAGATTATCCTTACCTAGATGCAGCACAAAGCAAGTATACAATAGATTTATACGACGAAACAATAAATCTGGGGTTAACCTACTTCAGACAATAATGTACGATATTATTTTTATCAGTTATAACGAACCCAATGCAGATGCAAACTTTGCTAAGTTAAAAGCACGGTTTCCATACGCTCAGAGAATCAACGGAGTCAAGGGAATCCACCAAGCACATATTGCAGCTGCCAAAAAATCATTCACTAAGATGTTTTGGGTAGTAGATGGAGATGCTGAAATTGTCGATATGTTTAATTTTGATTATGTGGTTAGTAAATATGATCTAGAATGTGTGCATGTATGGCGTAGTCAAAATCCAATTAACAATTTAGAATACGGGTATGGCGGTGTAAAACTATTGCCTAAAGCATTAACAACAAAATTAGATATCTCAACGCCGGATATGACTACCAGCATTAGTCCTTTGTTTAAGATAATGCCAGAAGTCAGCAACATAACAGCATTCAATACAGATCCTTTTAATACTTGGAAATCAGCATTTAGAGAATGTTGTAAATTAGCCAGTAGAGTTATTGATCGACAAGACGATACAGAAACTAACCAGAGGTTGGTCGCTTGGTGTACATTAAATGATGCAGTACCATACGGATTCTATGCATTTTTAGGAGCCGAAGGTGGAAAGGCATACGGTGAAACTAATCGTAGTGACCCTGAAAGTCTTAAATTAATAAATGACTTTGATTGGTTGCAGACTCAGTTTGAATCGGTCAAGGAAAGAATAAGTGGACGATAAAGCCCGAATACAAAAATTCATTCCTATCATGAATGAAATTTCACCTACGTTTTGCATGGCCAAGTGGCACCATACAACTATCTATTTACAAACAGGTGAAACACATAGTTGCTATCACCCAGCTCCTCATAAAATTCCGTTGGATGAGATCATTATAGATGCAGGTGCGTTACACAATACCAATCAAAAGAAACACGAACGACTAGAAATGCTCAACGGTGGAAAACCTAGTGGTTGTAATTACTGCTGGAATATTGAGGATATGGGAGACGACTACGTCAGCGATCGTAAA